TGCCACTATTGGCGATACTATTTATCTTGAATTAAATAATTCTTCAACTAATTTTACTTCTAGATACTTGCGAGGCTCAGGCAGCGCAGCAGATTCAGGTAATCTAAATCAATTTGGTGGTTACGCTGATGGCGCAAGTGAAACTGCTAACACTTTTTCAAATATAGATTTGTATTTTCCAAATTATACAAGTTCAAACTACAAGTCTTATAGCGTAGATTCAGTTGACGAAAACAATGCAACTCAGGCTTATCAAGTTTTAATTGCTGGCTTGTGGTCTAATACGGCTGCTATTAATCAGATTACTTTAACATTAAATGCTGGTCGTTCTTTTGTTGCTAATACAACCGCTACACTTTACGGAGTCCTATAATGGCAGTCAGAAGTCTTAAAGATGGTCAACTATACAGAGGCGGCATTACTAGCCTTAAGAATAAAACTAAGTCTAATAAACTTACAGCCTCTGGTGATGTAGACCCTGGTGCATTTATTCCTTTGGCTACTACCACGCTAAGTACTTCTGCCTCCAACATTACTTTTAGTTCTATTCCTCAGAATTACGAGCATTTGCAGATTAGATTGTTTGTGCGTTCAACAACAGCCAATACAAGTAGCAATGCTTATATTCAATTTAATGGTGACACATCAACTAATTATTCATACCACGAATTAACTGGTCAAGGCAGCACTGCTGGTTCTGCTGCGGGAACAACTGTTTCAGGTCCAAGAATATGCAACTATCCAGCAGCATCATCAACTGCCTCAATGTTTGGCGTTGGCGTTATTGACATTTTAGATTACAAAGACCCAAACAAGTATACTACTTATCGTTCATTAAATGGCAACGACCAGAACGGTTCAGGTTATGTAATTCTATTCTCTGGCAGTTGGAGAAATACTGCACCAATTACTAGCATACTTATTGGTGATAACTCTGGTGGCAACTTTGTCCAGTACACACACGCAGCCTTATATGGTATCAAGAGAGCAGGTGCATAATGCCATTGCCATCAACCTATATACCTATTGCCACTAATACACTGGCTGCTGCCGCAGCATCAGTAACACTCTCAAGCATACCTGCTACTTATACTGATTTGATACTTATTGTTAACGCAGGTTCAAGTGTTAATAACGCAGACATAGATATAAATGTTAATGGGGATACTGGAGCAAATTACAGTCGAACTGCGCTTTATGGCGATGGCGCAACTGCAAGTTCTGTCAGAGAATCAAGTGCTACAAAATTTCGTCTTACTTATTTTGGAAATGCCGCTACTGCTTTCAGTTGGATTGGCATAGTTAATTTTATGAATTATTCAAATACCACAACCTATAAAACATTTTTAAGTAAGGCTAGAAATGCTACTAACTACGGAGTAAATGACCAAGTAGGAATATGGCGTAATACCGCTGCTATTAGCAGTATGGTTATTACTAATGCAAGCGGCACTTTTAGCACTGGTAGCATTTTTACTTTATACGGAATTAAGGCGGCATAATGGCAAACTATATTCCTATTCAGACTGTTACCGTAGGCTCAGGTGGCGTGGGTACAATTACATTCTCAAGCATCCCTGCTACTTATACCGATTTGGTGGTTAAGGCATCTATAAGAACAGACCGTGCAGGCACAAACGGCGATGGGCTTAATTTAACTTTTAATGGTTCTGGTGGCACTGCTTACTCTGACAGGTTTTTGCGTGGAGATGGTGCATCTGCGACATCTTTTACCGATACAAGCGCAGCAGTGATATATGGAGCAAGAGCGACTACTGCTGGCAATACTGCAAGTACATTTTCTAATATAGAATTTTATATTCCTAATTACACTTCATCTAATTACAAATCTGTAAGCATTGATGGAGTATCAGAAACAAACGCAACAACTGCTTACGCAGAATTAGTTGCGGGTCTTTGGTCTAATACTGCTGCAATTACTTCTATTACTATTGCTGGCTCTGTTGGAACAATTCAACAATACTCAACCTTTACCCTCTACGGAATCCGTAAATACTAACAAACTAGGAGCAACACAATGACAGATACAAAAATCGTAGTTAACTGCGAAACAGGCGAAACAACTGTAGTAACACTTACCTCAGAAGAAATTGCACAGCGTGAAGCAGATGCAGCAGCCTTTGCTGTAGCAGAAGCAGAACGTCTAGCAGTAGAAGAAGCAGCAGCAACAGCCAAGGCATCAGGTCAGGCTAAGTTGGCAGCACTCGGACTATCTGCCGAAGAAATTGCAGCACTAAGCAAGTAAGCAATCCCCAACTTTAAGGAGTCATAGTGGCAAGAGACATTACCGAAGGTAGAGCCGAACGTGCCATTGCGGTTGACGTAGGTGTTGTTTCTACCACTAACACTTGGCAGAATACTGACATTGCTTATGACGTAGCCATAGGTGGACTTCCCTTCATCTATGCTATCAATGATGCTCGTCCTTATATCCGTCAGACTGCTCCTTATCGTAAAGACCAGTTTGACAATGGACAAGAACCAGGCGAGCAATCACTAACTGGTTGGTGGATTCGCAGTCAATCATCTTTCCACTCAGGCTCAGGTATCAAGTTCTTTGACCCAGCAACTGCTGATGTTGGAGGTCACTACCGATTCGCTGACTCACAAGGTATAGATGTTTGGACTAAAGGACAGGCTACCTTACTTAAAGATGTAGTTAGCACCCATAATACTACTGGCACAGTTGTAGGCACAGACCACCAGCATCCTAACCAGCACGCACGTTCTATTCAATGGAGTGGAATTAATGGCGTGTTGTTACATGATGAGTTCGATGTAGACAAGATTGCTTCCGATGGAACAGTTACGCACTACATTGATTACATTTCTGGTACAGACCGCAAAGTATTTGCTATTTGCGATGATGGAATTAATGCTTATTGGATAACGAATAAAACAGTAGGTGGCAACCAACGCCTTACTATGTTTAAGAAGCCACTAAGTGGCGACTCAACTACTGGTTCATCCAACCCGTCTGCTACAGGCGATGTTACTCAAATGTTTCAGCATGGTAGCATTGAAATTCAATACGCTGCAATGGAGTTTATTAAAGACCGTATTATTCTTTGTGTAAACAATGCGGTGTATGAGTTAACTACTACTGCTACAACGCTACCAACGGCAGCATTCACTAACACTAATACCAACTATCACTACACATCAGTTGCCGCCTCTGGTCCTGCTATCTATACTGCTGGTCATTCAGGTATCTATTCAACTATACAGAAGTATACACTGTCAACTGCTGGCGTAATGCCAACTTTAACATCTGCTGTTGTTGCTGCGGAGTTACCTGCTGGTGAAGTTATTGAAAAGATATTCTATTACCTTGGTTATATGTGTATTGGAACAAGCAAGGGCATTCGTGTCGCTGCAATCAGTGACCAAGATGGGTCGTTGAACTATGGCCCGTTAATTGTTGAGACATCTCAGCCCGTTTACGACTTCGCTGCTAGAGATAGATTCATCTGGGCAGCATCAGGTATTGGTGCGCTAGATGGTGGAGTTATCCGCATTGACTTAGGTAATGAATTAGAAACCCTACGCTTTGCTTGGGCCAATGACTTACAAGTGACTCAGACTGCTGAACATTACACAACAGCCTGCGCCTTTATAGGTACTACCAATCGTCTAGCCTTTACTACCGCCCATAACACAACTGACGGTGCTATCTACCTTGAGTCGGCAACAGTTCTACGTCCTTCTGGATACCTAACTACAGGTAACATCCGTTACGGAACTCTTGAACCTAAAAACTTCAAGCGTTTATTAGGACGTGGTGAATTTACCTACGGTTCAATGGTATTAGAAACTGTTGACAAAGATGGAACAGAGTATGACCACATTTCATATGACGCAACCATTGCTCCGATTGAAGTAACAACTTCTAATCCAGCAACCGCTCAGGAATATGTAGCCTATAAGTTCATCCTGTATCGTGATGCAACTACCACAAGTCTTGGCCCAGTCTTTAAGGGATACCAAGCCAAGGCAACTATTGCTACCCCGCGTCAGCGCGTAATGAAGTTTCCAGTATATTGTTTCGATGTAGAGACTGACCGTTTCAATACGGTAACTGGATATGAAGGAAGAGCCTTTGAAAGAATTCAAACGCTTGAAGATGTTGAAGAGAACGGCGACGTACTAACATGGCAAGATTTGTCCACAGGAGAATCTCGTCAAGCAATCATAGAGCAAGTTACATTCACCCGCATGACTCCACCCGATAAACGTTTCGACGGTTTCGGTGGCGTCCTTGAAATAACAATTAGGACAGTATAATGGAATTGAAAGACTATCTAACAGTGGCAGTTGCCGTCATAGCAATCTTCTCAGCATTTGCTGGTGGCATCAGGTGGATGGTCAAACATTATCTTAATGAACTTAAGCCAAATGGTGGTAGTTCAATGAAAGATTCTATGGCTCGCATGGAAAAACGCATTGACGATTTGTATAAACTAATAGCAGAAAGATGAGTAACAATGGCTGTCAAACTTGTAAAGAAAGCAACACCTGCTGCAATAGCAGTCCTACGCCAAGCAACGGCACTGAAGCCCAAGCGTATGAAAGCCAGCGATGGACTCCTTCCTTCGGCTGCTCATCAAACACAGAATCCCAACTCTGACCACAACTCAGGCTTCGCTGCTGATATCACACATGACCCTAAGTTTGGCATCGACTGTGCTGAAGCCTTTGAAAGACTACAGGCTGACAAGCGTGTCAAGTATCTAATCTTTAAAGGTCGTATCTGGGACAAGAAGCAAGGCGACCATGCCTATACTGGCATCAACAAACACATGAAACATTTGCACATCTCAATCAAGGACGGCTTCGGGAACGACACTTCCCCTTGGTTTCCTTGGTTGGGCGAGCCAACAGTAATAAACAAAGTAAAGGCTAAACTCCCTAAGCCACTACCTAAGAAAGAGACAAAATGAATAAAGCAAAAGTACAAGCAATCGTAGCGACATATCTCAGAGCAGCCGTAGCATCTGTCATTGCCCTCTATCTAGCAGGAGTGACAGACCCTAAGGCCCTAGCATCAGCAGGAATCGCTGCTATCGCTGGCCCAGTCCTTAAGGCACTAGACCCTAAAGCAGCAGAGTTTGGCAAGAAGACAAAGTAGTACTCATATAGGGCTCTAGCAGCCCCGTAGAGACAAGAAACCCCCTTACCTTAGGTAGAATCTACTAACTACCTATGGCGAGGGGGTCTTTTGTTGTCCCTAAAACTAATCGTCTAGGTCGTCAGCTTCCAGGTCTTCGATGTGCTCACGGAACACCTTCAAATCCTTCAGTGCTTTCCTACCCTTGAACCTGATGTAATATGTTTCTAGGTACAGATATACTTGATTCAGTATCTCTTTTACTATGAGTGCTGCAAGCACTCCATAGAATATATTTGACATTATTCTCCCTATAATATATATATTATTTATATAGTATATATAACCCCTTCGGGGTTTATATATTATTTACTATATATTCTAAGTATAACACACAGACTGACCCTTGTCAACTGTAACCTGACAGGCTAGCTACACTTGACGTGACTGGGATAGTATGTTATACTCAAGATATGAGCATACAACTTGACGGATATACATTACCAGAGCACGTATCGTACTCAGCATTCACGACCTATGTCGACTGCGGGTACATGTACTATCTTGGCCGACTGCTCATGAAGGAGGAAGCTCCTTCCGTCTGGTCGGTAGGTGGGTCTGCATTCCACCTTGCATGTGAGAACTATGACAAGGGGTTAGCATGACAGATTCAAAGCAATTATGGGAACAAGCATGGGTTGAATCCAAGGGGAGCCTTGACCTAACCAATGCCCGTGTCGCAGGTACTGCTACCAAAGCAAGACCTAACAAAGAAGACGTGACCTGGTGGAATGACAGTGGCCCACGATGGGTACAGTCATACATCGAATGGCGCGATGCTAATCCAACTTGGAAAATCTGGACTACCCCACAAGGGGCTCCTGCTATAGAGTTGGCTATGATGCCTGAGTTCGCTGGTGTGCCAGTCAAGATGATTCTTGACAGAGTGTTCGAAGTCAATGGTGAGTTGGTCATCGCTGACTTAAAGACCTCTCGAGTAACACCTTCCAATACGCTACAACTTGGATTCTATAAGGTCGGTCTTAAGAAGACCTTTGGAATTGATGTTAAGTGGGGGACATATTGGATGGCACGCCAGTCAGGTATCTCACCATTGGTTGACCTGTCTCAGTACACTGAAGATAGAATCGAATACCTTGTAGAAGGTTTCGATAAGGCACGCAAAGCTAGTATCTTTTTACCTAACACAAACAACTGCCAATACAGATGTGGATTGACAGCACACTGTCAGTTCTCAACAAAGATAGGATAACAAATGGAAGACTGGAAACTACAAGTATCATACAAGACACCTGCTGGTGACATGATTAATATCAGAGCAAACACGGCTGATGAACTCAGCGTACTGCTTGAAGGTATTGGTGATTACTCAGTACAGGTAGCAGCAGTGCAACGATTGGTTGTTGGTGCTTACAACACGGCCCCTTTGGGGACGCAAGCTTCAATGCCAAGCACTCCGCCATCCACTTACTCCGCTCCACCCCAGGCTCAGGGTCCGTCGTTTACACCTCCTCCAAGCGCAATCACGCCACAGGGAACAGCGAGCCCGACCTGTATACACGGAGCGAGAATCTTCCGACAGGGGATAAGCAAGACGACTGGGAAGCCTTACGCTTTCTGGGCATGTCCGACACCGCAAGGCACACCTGACCAATGCAAGCCAGTAAACTAACGAGAGGAACATCATGAGCATCTGGGACAATCCTGAGTTCAAGAGTGAAGGAACAAGTAGCACCTATGTTAACTTTAAAAACATTGGTGACTCAGTAGAAGGAACAGTACTAAGCGTGGGACTACAGACATGGGACGATGGAACTGTAGCACCAAAGATTATACTTCATACCGCTGAAGGTGAACGAACATTGACTGCTGGTCAAGTTCGCCTAAAGATGGGACTAGCAGAGAAGCGACCTGAACAGGGCGACTACCTTGCTGTTAAGTTTGTATCCATTGAAGACCGTGGTGGTGGTAAGACACTTAAGCACTTCGATGTAGCTGTCCGTAAAGCAATGGCAACAGCACCATTTTAATTAAGTAGATGACAGACCATAGCCATCAAGTCACACCGTCAGGGTGGCTATGGTCTTTTTCTAGAGGGGGGAATAACAAATGCGTACACTTGTCCGCTCTATTGGTCGTGCCAGTATTGGTGGAGAGCCGTTGCCTTCTTGCTTTAAGGCGTTCGAGAACAACAAGATTATCATTAGACGCTCTGAAGTTTCGATGTTCGCAGCAGCACCAGGGGTTGGAAAATCCACACTAGCATTAGCATTAGCACTAAAGATGAAAGTACCAACGCTATACATATCAGCAGATACTAACGCACATACTATGGCTATGCGGTTAGCATCAATGATTTCAGGTAAGTCGCAGTCAGATGTGGAAGGAATGTTATCAACTGATATCGGTTGGACCAAGGCTACACTAGCCAAGGGTTCACATATTGTTTGGTCATTTGAATCAGCACCAACACTACAAGATATTGATGAAGAAGTAGAAGCGTTCGAAGAACTATGGGGTTGCCCGCCAACCCTAATTGTAGTAGATAATTTAATGGATGTAGCTACCGATGGTGGCGAAGAATTTGCATCAATGCGAGCCATCATGAAGGAGTTGAAGTATCTTGCGAGAGCGACTAACGCTGCAGTGGTTGTTTTACACCACACTTCGGAGGCTGTCCCAGGTAGCCCGTGTCAACCACGCTCCGCTATTCAGGGCAAGGTCGCTCAACTTCCTGCTCTTATATGTACCCTCGGTGTTGTGGGTACTTCTATGGGTGTTGCGCCTGTTAAGAATAGATACGGTAAAGCTGATGCAGGGGGAGGACTCATGACATGGGTTGCTTTCAACCCTGAGTACATGTTCATAGATGATATACCAGAGAATGTGTGAGGATATGGAAAAGACAATTAAGATTATGAAACAAGAAGCTTATGTTGAAGGTTATCAAGATGGTTATCTAGCTGCTACTAATGAATCGAAGGCAAAGAATGACAACACGAAAATCACACAAGGCTAGGGGAGCAACATATGAAACACAACTACGAGATTATTTTAGACGAAATGGATATGACGCTGAGAGACTTGCAAGAACAGGCAAGCGAGATGAAGGCGATGTTGCAATCAGAGCTGACTTCCTTGGCTCCGTTGGTGTCATCGAAGCCAAAGCTCCAGGTCAATCAGGTCGCATTGACCTCTCTGGTTGGACGAAAGAGGCTCAACTTGAAGCAACTCATTATGCGGAAGCAAGAGGCATCGACAGGGAAGCAGTGTTGCCAGCAGTCATCATCAAAGCTAGAGGCAAATCGATGGAAGATTCGTACTTAGTATTTAGATTGGGTGATGTCTTTGGAAAATGATATGCCTTCGGTCAAGTCGGTGCTCGAACACTACGGTGCAGAGATACGACGTGACCATGGGCAGGTCAATCTTAAGTGCCCCTTTCATGGGGACACGCACCAATCAGGTACAGCAAACTTAGATGACAATGTATTCTATTGCTTTGCTTGTGGCATAGGTGGCAATAGTTTACAACTAATATCAAAGCAGGAAGGGGTGGATATACGTGGTGCAAAGAGATTCGCAGAAGGAATTACTGGGGTTAGCTACGCGGAAGTACGCGGAAAGCATTTATCAGGCAGAAGATTACCTCAGAAGTCGGGGAATTACAATGGAAGTAGCGCGACTAGCAAGATTAGGCGTCGTTAGTGAACCCGAGGCAGGACATGAAGCTTACGCGGGACGGCTTGCTATTCCGTATCTCACTAAGACTGGCGTCGTTGACCTACGTTTTCGCTCACTTAACCCTGCTGTTGAACCGAAGTATATGGGCATGGTTGGGTCTGACACTCGCATGTATAATGTACTGGACATTGAACGTGCTGGCGATTGGATTGGAGTCTGTGAAGGAGAACTGGACACGCTTACTCTTTCTAGGTGCGTTGGAATTCCCTGTGTTGGAGTCCCAGGCGCGAACTCTTGGAAGAAACATTACACAAGACTCCTCGCCGATTTCGAAAGAGTATTTATCTTCGCTGACGGAGACGCGCCAGGCAGGGAGTTCGCCAATAGTCTTGCCAAGGAACTACCAGTTACAATCATTGGATTCCCAGACGGAGAAGATGTTAACTCAGCTTATACTAAATACGGGGCGGAATTCATTAGAGAGAAAGCAGGGATAGTAGATGTCTGATGATACCGAGAAGTGTCCTGAGTGTGGTGAACACTTTGACAATGCCTTCGAAGCAATCGACCACATACTTGAGGACGATGAAGACTTTGACCCAGCATTAATTTTACCCAATGGATATCGTTTGATGATTGGGTCGTTGTTACGCTGTATGTATCGGTACGCAGATGAACCTGAACAGATACGAAAGATAACACAGTCAACGTTCTTAACTTTATTTACAGCAGAGACACAACCTAGTGTCATGAAAGATGTTGTTGAAGATATGATTGTTGATTCTAGTATGATGGACTTGGACGATGAACTCAAAAACCTATTGGCAGATGGAGCGTGAAGAGATATGGCAGATTATAAATCACTTGGTGGGTCAAGGCTTAACGGTAAAGAGTTACACCATAGAGAATCACCAGTTGCTCATAGAGATAAGCGTCCCGTTGTTAACTTCGAAGACGCAGTAGATAAAATCTATGCTGAACTAGCAGCTTTGCTGCTTAGTAAGCATAAGGATTATGGTCCAAAGAATATAGCAGACGCACCTGGCGGTGCGCTAAATGGATTGCGCGTGCGCATACATGATAAGTTGGCACGCATTAATAATCTCGTCGACACAGGCGATGTACCACAGTACGAAAGCCTTGAGGATTCCTTCAAGGATATGGCTAACTACGCAATCATCGGGTTGCTGGTACTACGAAAGCAATGGGACAATGACTAACAAATCAAGCTTCGACTTAGACTTCGGCTTCGGACGCAAAGGTGAGCAGTTAGTAGATGAGTTGCTTACTGGTGGACGTACTGTTGAGGTAAAGCGTGACCGCAAGTGGGCTAAGACTAACAACCTATACATCGAAACCGAGTGCTACTTCAAGAAGATTGAGGGCTGGGGCCCATCAGGGCTAGGTGTTACCGAGGCTGCGTACTGGGCGTTCGTGCTTGAAGAGTCGACACTCATCGTACCAACTGACGCATTGCGTTGGTGTGTTGGTGAGTTTGGTAGAGAGATTACTTGTAATATCCCACCGAATATTTCTAAGGGATATCTAATTACAGTAGATGATTTAATGTCCGCGACCCGACTATATAAGAAGGCAACAAGTGGACTGGTCAAGAATTGAACCTTGGGATTACATTGTAATCAACGTGGCATCAGAGTACCATCGTAAGTTTGATATGGTGGAGGCTGATGATATCAAGCAATCATTGTATGAGTGGTTCATCGACCACCCTAATAAGTTAACTGAGTGGGAAGCCATCGGTCATAAGGACGCAAAGAACTTATTGTATCGTTCGTTGCGCAACCAAGCACTAGACTATTGCCAACGATGGAAAGCAAAGACAGTTGGCTATGAGAAGGACGACTTGTTCTACTATGAACCTGAACTTGTTGAGGCGTTGCTACCTGCGGTACTGCGTACCGATTATAGTATCACTCATAAGTTAAACTTAGGCAGGACAGGTAAGCCTACTGCCCCCAATGAGGGGGGTAACTTACCAGTCATGATGATTGAGATTGACTATGCGTACTGGAAACTAAACAAGGAAGATAGGAAGTTACTATTCTTCCGACACGCAGAGGCAATGGACTTCAAAGAGATAGCTAACTTGCTATCACTAGGTACTGATGATGCTGCGCGTATGCGACACAAGCGTGCTATGCGTCGCTTAATCAACAAGATAGGTGGCTTCCGCCCCTATCGTGATGAAGATACTAAGGACTCCACGGAAACAGAAGAGTCACCAGCCATAGCACTAGAAGAATAGCGTAAGTTAAAGACGCGACCGACGCTACTACTATAAGTGGTAGTAGTATCGGCGCGTACTTAATTAGGAAATTCTTCATCAAAGTTCAGCTCAGTATCAACTAACTCCATCTCGGCAGGGTCAAACGCTGTATCCTCAGGGTAATCTGCGAACAATTCATCTTCAAGTTCACCCCAGTTATCACCTGTTCTGTCCATATACCACTCACAATTAGGACACTCGACACTACTTGTTTCGAAATCCCAATCATCTTCACGCTCGATAGTTTCTTCTGTGCTACACAGCATACATCTATAAGACTCTAACCACATATTACCCTCCCGTTGAATAGAAACCTGAACCATTAAACTTTACTGCTGGTGCTGTATACACCCGTTCCATAGGCGCACCACATGTCACGCATGCGGGTCGCTCATGGTCGAAGGGTAAGGACAACTCGATTACTTTGCCCTCACCTGGGCACTCGTACTCATACGTTGGCATTATCTTCCTCTCTATCTTGGTCTATTAGCCATTGGACTAATCTTTCACATGCCTCTTCACTTGGTTGTGCTGGTCGAACTCTTTCTATTATACTCCAAAGGTCTTGCGACTCACGCTTAGCTACTACCTCATGTAAGAACTCAGTCATAATATTCTTCCTCCGTATCGATAGGTGTTGGTGCTGTCGCTAGTGTACCACACTCAGCACACTCCATGTCTAGGAAATACATGCCAATCTCACCATCGTCATCGAAGATAACTT